CGCCACCTCCTCCTCCTCCACCAGAGCAGACGGAGTTACCACCATTACCACCACTACCAGAGAAAACAGAACTTAAATTTTGTGCACCATCATTACCACCAGGACCAGCATTTTGGTCAGCACCCTGAGTGGGATCACCTGCAGCACCTCCACCACCGCCACCAGCAGCTCCAGCGATCATAACTGAAGAAGTACCAATAGCAGAGGCACCGCCTCCGCCTCCGCCTCCTCCTCCACCAGTACCATTACCTCCTTTACCGCCAGGTGCAAAACCTTCAGACGCTCCCTGACCACCAGTTCTATCAACTCCTTTCTTTCCACCACCAGCAACGTAAACTCTCAATGATGCAGCAATAGTAGATGTATCAATATTAACACTAATGGTTTTACCAGGACCACCATTTCCTGGCCACCAACCAGCACCACCATCACCATGACCACCTGATCCACCGCCACCACCTGTGATGATTGCTTTTAAACTATCAAGTGGCCATGTAGTCGGAACAGTATAGTTAACGAAGGTATTAGACGGAGTGTTGAATGTCTGTGATATTGTATTAGTTCCTTCATATAGAGTTTTAGCACCATCACCACCAGCACCTAAAACGTAAGATGTAGATCCACCAACACCTCCTGCAGAAGGACCTCCAGAGGTACCAGGATTACCAGGAAAATATTGAGTAATTTTAATATCTAAACCATTTACAGTATATGTACCAGTTCCAGTAATATTTGTTGCACCAGATGCACCAGTAACAATTCTAGCTCCTCCACCATTACCACCAGCACCAGTAGTTTCTCCTTTTTCACCACCTTCACCACCTTCCGAAACAATTTTCATTGTGGTTCCATTGTAAGTAAATTCATAATAACTATCACCACCATTTTGACCAGCAACGTCACTGGTACCACCACCACCTCCACCACTACCAAGACTTCCATCTACGCCTGAGATAGGACTTTGTGCTAATGTAGGAGCAGGAATAGTATAAGATCCAGGAGTTGTCGTTTCTAAAATAGTTTCTGAGGAAGTAGTAGATCCACCTGGTATAGTAAGTGTTTTACCACCAATAGTATATGTGTCATCAATATCATATACAGTGTCAGCTGGTTTTTGAATAACAGTTAGCTGATCAGCTGGCAAATCTCCTGCTACTTTATACTGCATTTCTAATACAATATCTTGACCACCACTACCATTGGTTGTTGCAAGTAGAGCTTCACCTTTTCTAGCTTTATATTTTGTTTGTGCAATATAGAAATTATCATCATCAATAACAATTACATACCACTCTGTGTTCACTGTGAATGGAACAACAACGCCATCTATATTAAATGACATTTGTGTTGTTTGTTCATTAGATCTTACTCTAATTTTGTATCCAGTGAATAAATCATGACTGGGAATGTTAAATTTTGTTCCTTCAGCTTCACCAATAATATCTGATGCAGTGATAATTTTCGTTTCAACCTCACCAATACCAGCAGTGTTACCAAAGGTAGAGAGTGATGGGTCTGTAATAACATAATCTACAATACCATGAGTGTGAAATAATGGTGTGCCATCAGTTGGTAGGAAAAAATTAACTTGTCCATTGGTATCCTTATAACCAGCCATACATGAGTCAACCATAAATCCAGAACCTTCAAATGTTCCTGCCTGTGGTGCTGTAGATGTTAGGATAGCGTGATCATGTTCAGGAACTGCAGTTATCATTTTTTCTTGTAAAGGACCTACTTGTAGTGTCACTTCACCTTTAAGACTTCCACCAACAAATTCAGTTACGTTTTGATATCCACTAATTATGATGTTTCCAATGTCAAATAGTGCTTCTTGTTGTGTCTTAGAAAAGAACCATCTACCACCTGTTGCACCAACAGTAGAGATAACGTTACCTGATACAGGAGACCCACCACCGCTAACACCACCGCCAGCACCAATTATTTTTCTAGCTTTGTAATCAGGAACATTAAATTTAACAGTTGATGTTTGTCCAAAATCTTCTGGGTCATAGTTACCACCAAGTCCACCGTACTTATCCCCAAGAACTTCATACAATAGTGGATAATCCTGTGCATCATATTCAGATCCATCACAATATAACCAACCTTCATATTGCATAGCTGGATCAGAAGCAGTTGTATTAGATGTAGTTACAATTTCAACTCTTGCTGTTCCACTGCTACCTGGTTGAGAAATATAGACTACATCTCCATTTTTATAACCATAACCAGGTTTTTTGAGAGTAACAAAACTTACACTGCTATCTGGATTTGCTGCAATACCAACTCTTAGACCAAATCCAGTGCTTGATGCTACCTTGACTGTTCCATTAGAACCAATATTGGTAATATTGTAATATTTACCTGAATCAATATCTCCATTACTCCTAGAAAATTTAATATTATTTGCATCAACAAAATCAACTAAAAATGAAAATCCTTTATCAACTTGAATACCACCAACACCACCTGCTGATAACGTTGGTGTTGCTGTTGCACCTGTACCACCTCCGCCAATTAATGTAACAACAGGGAATTGATATCCTTGTCCACCATCAACAACATTAATTGCACTTACTGTTCCTGTAGTAGTGTCAATTTCTGCAGAAAATGAACCAGCTACAAGAGGACCACTACCAGCGTCAGTTACTTGTACAATTGGTGGTGATGTATAACTACTACCACCGCCACCACCAACAGCAATAGATTGAATAGATCCTCCTAATGTGAGTTTATTTGGAGCTTGATCTGTTGATGTAACTGTTAGTTGATCACCTTTAATAAAAGGGTGACCAGCAATATTAACATTGTCTGTTCCTTCTATAAATGCTGTTGCTGGAATATCATAAGTTATTGGAGTTGTAGGATAACCAACAACTGTTCCTAAATCACTATAATATCCACTACCACCTCCAGCACCAGCAACAATTGATCCTAAGTTTACTACAACGCCATTGTCCGTGACCTTATCGTCCGTTGCCTTAAAAATAGGTACAATAGAACCAATTGGCATTGTTGAATTGCCAAATGTTGACTTATCTGTAAGAAAATTGGTGCGAATATTTCTTGACATTTTAGGTTTTAATTAAGTAATCTACCATAACAAAAGGAGCGATTAGATTATCAATCTTTGTATCGGTCTCTGGTTGAATATTAATAGAAGCACTCATTCCATCAACAGCAATGAATGTCTCTGGTATATCTATCTCATAATTAGTGAGTGGAGAATTGTAATTTATAGTATGTGTATGTCTCGTAGGATCTTCTTCATAATTAAATGCTTCTGTAGTCTCAACAATATTTGAAATTTGAGGATATACAGCGTTAATTGCACTATCAACATTGGTATCAACTGGTAAAACATCATGCAATGATGTGTTGTGAGGATATGCTGCAGCATCTTGTGCATTACTGCCAAAAGATGTAGTATTTACTTGTAATCTAAATTTAGTTGACTCAGAACTAAGAGCATATGCTCCTATATCTGGGAATGTAAGAATATTAGTATCTGTATATCCAGTACCACCATCTAAAATAGCAACAACTTTATATCTTGTATTAGTTGGTAGTCCACCAGCACCTGGCCACGCCTCAAATCTAACAGTTAATTTCATTCCACTACCACTACCACCAACCATATCAACATCACCTGTGACAAAATCAGAAAGATTAGACCATAAAGAACCACCAGCAGTAGAATAAGACCATTGTCCTAATCCCTTATTATAAAATGCATTACTAACATCTAAAGTTTCATATAAAGAAAATGATTGTAGAACACCACCAACAGTAGCAGCTGAGGTAGGAATATTATCATTACCAACTCCATTAGCAAACTCAACATAATTAGCAGCTAAGTCCTTATTAGTGCCTTTACACGTCATGATGACAGGTCCTATGCTAACAAAGAGTGCCTGATATGTTTGTCTACAAGGACCTTCAGGAGTAGTATCAACATTCAGGGGTCCTTTGCCTGTAGGAATCAAACAACTAGTAATAAATCCACCACAACTTCCTTTACAGATACCATAATATTCATATGTTGCACCAAATCCTAAGAATATTCCTGATGGGATATAATTATTATCATTCCATACTTCAGATTGTGCATAGTGTCTACATGCAGGTTGTCTTCCTGTTTGACCATCATCTGTGGCATCATACCAATTTCCAACACCAATCGTAGAAGCGTTGGTATAATAATTTAATTCAAATACATCACTACCAGCACGCCTAATAGTTCTACATCTATATGTTGTAGTGTAATGCAAATGTGGTAAAAAAGCATTTGCAGCTACAATCTCCTCGTCTGGACTTCTAGGTTTAGTAAAACCAACATTACCTGTAAGAGTAACAGTTCTAGCAGGAACTCTATACTGTCCT